CTGGAACTTTTTCTTTTAACCAAGAATTCATTACTCCAAAATAAACAAGATGTTCATTATCAATTAAAAATAAATCATTTCCATAACGATCTTTGTATGGTTTGATTCCTGCACCTTCTACTAGTTCAATAGCTTTTTCTTTTTTAAATTTTACTTTATACATTTCAATTAATTTATTATAGCGGTCTTTTGCTTGACTTGTAATTACTGCTCCATTTTCTAGTAAAGCAATAACCCCACCATTATCTTGATTATATTGAGATGGCGTAGAAGCATCATAGGATGCATTACTATCTTGTATTTTATCTGGTGTTACAGTAGCGCAACCAATAAGTAAAAAATTAAGAACCAATACGCTTGCGAATCTCTTCAAGATTTTTCTCCTTAATAGATTTTTCTATTTCATTCTGATGATCTACTTCTTTTTGAGCCTCTTGGCGCTCTTTCATCTCTTTAGTATTTTTTGCGCCAAAGACATTATTGATCGCTTCGAATATTCCGCCAACAAGCCTAACAAATGCGCCAATAAATTCTGTCACTTATTCTACGTATTCTGCCGTTGCGTCTTTACATCCTGCTGCGATAGCATTAAGAACTTTGACGGCTAGAGCTGCGTCTCCATTTATCTTTGCGAACTGTGCGGCGTATATGTCTTTAACTGCTACGATATACTTTGCCCAATGCGTTTTTTCTGCTGGAAGATAATCCATAAGAGCTTTTTGTAATTGATCAGGAGTTGGAGTTGCGCCAATAGTTAGGCTTTCAACAATAGTTGAAACATGATTAATCATTTTGGCTTTTTCTTTTCGATCTTCTACAGATAGAGCCTGCTCAAGTACAACGGTACAAATTAGAATTGTGGCTGGTTTAATATATGGAAGAGCATTCTCTACGGCAGTTGTTCCGCCAATTTGATTATCTCCACCAGTATTTGTTGTAGAGCAACCAATCATAAAAATACCCATAAGGGCAACAGCAATTAAGTTTAATTTATTCATATATTTTCTCCATGTCCGATTTCTTTTTTTACTCTCTTTTTCGCTTCTTTTGTTTGAGCTACTTTACCGCCTGTAACAGCGGCATCTTTTACTGTAAGAGCAAAAATAATTCCGCTAACTACAGCAATAAGTTTAGAAATTCCAACTATATATTCTTCTGCTTTATCTGGTAGAAATGCCACTAATGAATTGTCTCCATGAATTGCAAAAGCTGTAGCTACTGCTACGACGGTTATAATTCCTGATGTCGAAGATCTCCAATTTGGACCAAAAATTTTAGATAGCATAGTTTTCATTATATATTACACTATAATATTAAGAGAAATCTTTTATATATTTATTAATAAAATTAACAGCTACTTCTGCTACTGGTAATTTATCTATTTGTAAAGAATCAAATATTTCTGATTCTATTTCAACCTCTTCTTTTGTCTTATTTTCTTTATTTGCTCTATTAGAGAAGGCTTTTCCCTCTAGAGGATTTTTCTTATTATTATAAGCTTGTTCATCAACATATCCAGCTAATATAACTGTAATAGTTTTATTTTTTGTATTAATAATAGTCTCAACTATTTCCCATAGAGAAGCATCTACTCCATAAGAAGTCTCTAATTTTTTATTAAAAATCATTTAATATATTATATTAAGTTTTAGATACAAAGTCAATTTTTTAGGCATTTACACTTTTTATTACTGCAAAATTGATAACTGGCGCTTCAGCTAAGGCACCCGCTGATAAATTTGTTATAGATATTACGCATGAATTTACTGCGACAGCATCCACATGGAGATTATATGCTCCCGCAGTTGCTCCAGAACTTATAGATAAAATAACTATATCTGTAGCTGCAATCGAAGTATTATTTAAAGTAAATGAAACTTCTGCTCCCGCTGCTAAACTTGCATTATTCATAGTTATTTGACCACAAATTTTATTTAATGTTACAGCTGTTGATTTACTAGTTAATTGAGTAACAGTTCCTCCTACCCCAGTACCAGAAAGATTTCCATATCCAATTTTGCCGCTAGATGAAATTGTTCCTGTAACAAAAATACTTCCAGATCCAGCAAAGCGAACTCTTTCTACTAAAGCACTTGCATCTGCTATATTTAAACTGACATTTGCTCTTCCATCTGTATCCCATCCTTGCATTATACTTGCCGCACTAATAACTGTTCCAGTATTCAATGGGGATCTAAATAATAAACGACTTCCATATTTAGTATTTGTATTTGTTATTATTATGCCTTGCACATAATCTGCTGTAGCATGAGAAATTTCTAGAATTGAAGTTGGACTTGTTGACCCAATCCCAACTCGACCGCTAGAATCAATTCGGAGGCGTTCAGTTGTGTCTGTATAAAATCTTATATAGCCCGTAGCTCCAGTAGATTCTGCATTTATTTTTAATGTGCTGTCAAATTGATAATCATTACCAGATCCAATTCTTGTAGATCCATTAACATGAAGCTTTACGAGTGGAACTGCTACTCCAATCCCAACGTTTCCAGAAGAATCTATAGAAATAGTTTGGCCTGTAAATCTTTTTAATTCTCCAGCTACAACTGCTAAAATTGAAGAAGAACTTAAATCAATAGAATTGACCGCGGGAAAATTTTTTATATTTTTACTTGGCATATTATTTATTTACACTTAATAGTTGAGTATATAAGTATCAAACCAAGAAAGATCATATTCAATAGAACTTTCTGTCCCTGAGAGCCCTGAGGTTAGCCCTGCATTTGATCCGTCTAATAAACCACTTGCATATCCATATAATACATTTCCACTAGCAAATATCCCTCTATTACCAAAATCTGGATCAAGATCAAAGTTAAAACTTAAATTTGCTGTTTTGTTACTTCCTATAGAGGAATTATAGTTTATATTATTAAATTTAGCTCCGCTAAATAAAAATCTAGAGGGATACACTCCATTGGGATTACAACTTGAATTAAAATTAATTATTATATTATAATCTTGATCTCTATTTAAAGTGTCAAAAAATGAACCTGATAAATTTTCTTCTACGATAAAACTTAAATCAAGATTACAATTAACTGGAAAACGAATTGTTCTGCCTAAAGGAAATTTATAATTTAATGAACGTAAATTATCCCTTTCAAATGATATATCTAAATTAATACTTTGCAAAGTATCTGTATAGAATAAAACTCCAGTCGTATTAGCTGTAGAAAATATTACATTAGAATCTCCTGGTAATAAAATATTATTCCCACTAACTTGAGTGTCATTTGGATTTAAATATTTTGGTATTATAATTTTTTCATTGTTTGTAATTAAGTTTCCAGACTTAGGATTTAATATAGTATATGGAATATCATTTCCACTTATATAGTAAATAATATTATCTGCAATGTAAGCCTGACGAACATCGGGTAACTCTCCAACAGATAAAGAAAATGAATAATTAGTAAGATAACAATTTTGAAAATGTAGTAAAGAATAACCTGTAGATGCTGGATCAAGTACATCAACTAAACCTGTTGGATTTACAGAATAATCTGTTAATGGGTAATTATTAAAAAGATCTTCATCATTATTATTAATCACAACATAGAAATCTTTTTTATCAACCAAAGAATTATCCTGACAAATTCCAGAAAACATCGGTCCTTGAATTGAAGATTGAAAGGTTGCAACGTCAAAGTTTAATCTATTTTCATTTGTAAATCCATCTGGAATATAATTAAAATTTAAATTAACTGTTGGCTGGGAAGCTAGTCCACGAAATATATTTTTCTTTGATCCAAATCCAGCAAGATTAATTCTATTTTCGTCTATGCTATAATTTACGCTTTGTATTTTTTCTATTCTTTTTAGAATTTGATATCCGCTTAAATAATAGTCAGTATATGGGTTTTGTTCTCCAGAATATGGACTAACAAATAAGCCTTCTACATTATAGATTATTCTATTTCTAGCCATTTACCTTAATCCTTATATAGGATTACACTTTTATTTGAATTTATATTTTACCAAGTAGACATCGCAGTTCTTGTCCAATTGGAACCATTATGTCTATAGAAATAATTATCTTCAAATGCCAATTGACCACTATATCCAGGACTATTTGGGCTAGTTGGCGAAACTTGAGATCTTAATATTATATTACAATAATCTACTGTAAATGTATGTGAACCTGGAGATTGTTTTGTTCTAGACGAAGCATCTCCAATAAGGAATGCTCCTGTCATACTTGACGTTGATATTAAAGAATTAACTCCTCCTAAGATAAAATTACCACTTCCATATAGTATTTGTGATCCTAATGAGCCAATGATAAAATTATCTGATTTTGCTTGAAAGATAACATTGCTTCGACCACCGATTATCGTATTGCCTACAGTTGAAGAATCAAAATTACTATTTACGGTAGAATTACAAGAAAAAGCTAAGAATGAACCTTTACTTGAACTAATATTAGATCTTGGTGAGCTTATTAGATGAGAATCTGAAGATGAACTAATAAAAGCCACATCTGAGGAAAAAATAGAGCTATTATTACCGACAAGTAAACATCCGCTTGTAGAATTAATTACTGCGGAGTCTATTGCATAATTAGCGCAACTACGACTAGAATTTAAAACTGTGGCTTGAGATCCAAAAGCTATTGAAGAATCTTGAGAGCCTATAATAGTTGAATATTTTGAACGGCAGATGCATGCTCGTGCAGAATGAGATATATTATTATAAAATCCAGTTTCATTTGGATCATAAATAGATATGCCAGTATTATTTATAACATTATCGCAACCAGCAAGAATATTAGAATACACACCTTCTAAAATTGCATTATTTTGTCCTCCAAATATTGAAGAGATATATGGATCAGATCCACTAATTAAAGAAAACATAGAAGAGATAATGCCACCACCATATGCACGGACTGTTTTATTACTGTCACCATTGATGATTGTAGACCAAGAACTTGAATTTATTTCATTAGAATTTCCTCCTATAATTGCATTATCGCAGAAATCAACATTTTGTGTTCCAGATAATTTATTAAATGCTCCTCCTAAAATTACTGAGTTTGAATGTTGATTTGTATTTCTAGTACCTCCAAGAATTAAAGAACTGCAAGCGGGAGTAGTACCGAATGCTCCAACGCCTCTGGTTCCGCTCAGTACATTAAGTGATCCACCTAATATTATAGAATTTGTTGATCCAATAATATTATTTGTTCCAGCTATAAATGCTGAAGAGTTAATCTCATATCCTACACTCCTGCCTCCTGTTACAAAAATACCATTTTTTGAAAAATTTAATCCTGGAGGTTTTATTTGAAAATTTAACTCACTCCCAGGCACTTGCACTAATCTAGGATTATCAGCAGTTTGAGCTAATAAGAATACATCATAATCTGTAGCCATAAATTAAAAAGTCTCCAAGCTTAATTTAGCCCAAAGACCATTGGTCACTCCATCTCCGCTAATACAGAGATAAAGACCACTTTGGTTCCAAGCTAATTGTCCAGAATATCCTATAGAATTTTGAGAAACTGGAGCAGAATTCGCACCAATTCTAACTCCAGCATTTAAATTTACTTCAGAAATATTTCCCGTAATTCTAGGATACCTTAAATCTAATTGACCAGAATTAGTAAGTTGTTCTGTAAATATTTGTAATCCATTAAATGTACGCATATAATAAATTACACAGAATATAAAAATATTAAATAAATTTAGATTGTGTATCAATTACCATTCAGATAAAGCGCTTCTTCTCCATTTTATACCATTATGATAGTAAATATAATTAGAGTCTACGATGAATTGTCCGCTTTGCCCAACGCTATTTGATGTTATTGGATATACTTCATTTGCTAATTGAAATTTAATAGAAGTGAAAGTTTTTGTACCGTTAATTGTCTGGTTACCAGTATTATAAACTAAATTAGAAGCAATTACGCCTCCGCTTGGTGCATAGATTCCACTTGCAAAATCTAGCGTTAGTGTATTAGGGCCATAGGAATTATGAATTCTATTTTGTCCATCGCTTAAAACTGCGGAGCCATCATGACCAGACTGAATTATTGCACATCTTCCGCCAATGACATAACTATAAGGAGAATTTATAATACAATGATTACCGCCACCTCCTATAAAAGAATAATTTGAACCTGTGCAGATCCAGTTTGCGCATCCCCCAACTATAGTAGAATGCTGTTGAGTACAGTTTCTATTGGCTTGTCCACCTCCAATAAAATTAAAATTCCCACTTATAGTACTAAAAAATCCTCCTCCAATAAAGCTTTGACATCCATTCACAGTATTAGAATCTCCACCAACTAGAGAATAGCAGCTTTTTTGTCTTAAAATATTAGATTTTCCACCTATTATTATTCCGCCCAAACTTTCATTATTGATTATGTTAGCGCAACCACCTAAAATTACAGAACAACTTGATCCTGTTAAAATTTGATTTGCTCTACCTCCTAAGATTGCAGAAGCAGTAACTAATCTACTTGTTTGAAATCCCGATCCATCATGTCTATAGTAATAAGGATAGCAACTAGCGCGAATTGTATTAGAGCATCCTCCTAAAATTATACTGTGTTCTACTTGATCAGCTATTAAACTACCAGCACCACCTAAAACTGCATTAACGCTAGTATCCCTCCAACATGCGATATCTCCACCCCATATAGGACCGCCAAGATAAGCAATATTTGTAGTTCCACAAATACGCGAATTTGAAGAACCTAAAATAGCCGATGATGAGCCTTTTATAATAGAGTTACTTCCGCCACCTAAAATCATATTCATGCTACTTGAACTATAAGCAGAGTAAAAATTAGTTACTCCACTTAAATAACCTGTGCCAAAAGTTCCATTAAAAGCTAATATACCAGTAAATGCAGATCGATCTGCGTTTTTCTCTGAAAAAGAATTTTGACTCCCACCAATAATAGCATTACCGAACCCACCCTTTTCCGTTGCATATAAACCGCCAGTTCCGTCAAGAAACCTAATAGTTCCTAACGAACTGCTATACCATGCACTCAAAAGAGAGGTGCAAGTAGTATTTATTATTGAACCTCCATAAGAATTTATAATAGATTGCCATATTCCTCCAGATATTTGACTCGAATAAGAGTTTAGTATCATGCCACCATAGGATTTTCTAATTGATGAATTGACTGATCCAACAATAGAATTAAAGCAGGTATAAGTATTTAAATCATCTTGAAGAAATTCTCCAGAAATAATTGAAGATTCTGAATTTATAATTGTTTGATTTTGACCATATATTGTTGACGAATTACTTCCAATCAAAACATTATCTAAAACTGTTGGAAAAAGATAGTATTGATATCCTGTTGGCCTAATGATTTTATTATTAGAATTTTTATTATATAAAGCTAGGTTATTTGTATTAAATATTAAATCGCCTGTATCATTTAATATTAATGGAGAAACTCCTGGGCTTAAATTAGTATAACCTTTTGTTATACTATCATAAACTACGGTTGATAAAATTCTATCAGGCATAAATTAAAAACTTCCTATAATCGTCTTTTTCCAAAGACCATTTCCTACTCCGTTTCCACTTGTACAAATATAAAGTGAATTTGAATCCCAACAAATTTGTCCACTTACTCCTGGTGCTATAGAACCAGTTGGTATACCAAATGGTTGAATGACAAATAAATTTTGAAATGTTTTTGGACCAGTAATAGTATTTTCTCCTGTAATTCCAACGTAACGAGCGTCTAATTGACCACTATTTGTTAGTTGTTCAGTAAAGATTTGATAACCATTAAAAGTACGCATACATATTATTACACAAAAATAGTGTATATATTTATATGAAAGAAATATGCTACGTCGCAGATAAAAAAGAGAATTCGTATGTGATTTTAAAAAAAGAAATTGACCTGGATACTGGAAATTCTATCTTAACAGAACTAGAAGAAATTAAAGATATTGGAGCAGCTCGGTTAAAATATGGAGATTTAAAAATGATATTTTCTTCTGACTCAGAGTCTGCTATGGTATAAAAGACTAGCTAAATAATTATTTACTTGATGCTCTAAGGCTATATCTTGTATTTCATTTACTTGATCTTTATTTTGATCGAAAGGGTTATTGATATAATCTTGTATTTTAGTTTTCCAATTTTCTGGCTTCTCATTAGAGATTATTGTTTCTAGAATTTTCTCTGAATCTTCTTTTTGCTGATTGCTTAATTTTTTAACTTGTAATTTTTTTCTTACTGAAGATTTTACTTCCTCTTCAAGATTTTGAACTGCTAAAATTGTATCTTTTATTTTAAGCACAGAGTAATTTGCATTCGTACCGATTGGTTTTACATTTTTAGTAGATTGAGGTATGCCAGTAGAACCTGCTGGACGACCAGCTGAAGAAGCTCCCCCACCTATGATTGGTTGATATAAACCTTGGTCTTTGAAATCTCTTAATTTCTGCTGTGATTCTAAAGATTCTTCTGGAGTAGGAAGTCTACCAGTCTTAATTGCCTGAACGCCTTCATCTGGAGTTAATATACCTAATTCAATTAGTCTATTAAATATTCTAGAATACTGAACATCATCCTTAAGATTTACTTCTTCGAATGCTGGTTGAGGAAAGTTCTTAAATCCAAGATCTTTACTTATTCTTCTAATTTCTGGAACCAAAAACTCGTTTAAGAAAACTTCGCGAGCTTGTTTTAGTCTTTCAATAAATACTTGAACTTTGATACTTTGATTTGCAAATTTTTCGCTACCAATAAGAATATTATTAAGACCAATTTGAATATCTCTATCAACAACTTCATATTTTTCTGGACCAATTAGACTGCCAATATCTGGAATTACAAATTCAGCTTTAGTTGTATAATCCGCAATTAATACTCTTCCGACGCTTTGATTTTCAAAAAGAGCTTGCATCGCTTGTAAATTTTTTTGATTAACACCGCCTTTTTCTGGCTCTGCACCCATAGTAACCAGAAGGATTGCTTGTTGTGTTGTTCTTGTAACAGCCATGTCCATTTTTTTCATTTCTAATTTCCAGTTTATATCGTCCAGAACTGGAAATCCCATTGGAATAGAGAGTGGCTCGTAATCTTGCTTTTTGTAAAAAACTGCTCCTAACTTCTTAGGATCGAGTGGAACAAGTATATAAGTATTTGATTTATTTTTTATCTGTTGTCTTGTATTATCTGGAAGCGATTTAAAAACTTCTAGATCTTCTTCCGTCTTTGGATCTCTAAGTCTTTCTAGTTCGTAATCGCTTAACAATTTATAATAAATATTAAATGAATAATTTACCGCTCCACCTACGTAAACATCGGCTGGATTTAAAATAGTATATCTTGCTGGAATTTTTATATTATTTTTTGCTGCATTTGAGAAATCTATCTTAGAACCAAAAACTTGCACAATTTTAAGCATTTCATCTAAACCTAATTCTGTGTCGAATCTGTAAGTAAAAACATTTCCGCTTCTGTAATATTCTCTAAAGAATTGGTCTTGAAAACTAGCTAAATTAATTTTCCTAAAATATGCCTCAAAAAATTCTCTGGACTTTTTACTTCCACCCGTTAAATATATTGGGCTAGCAGAAAATTCCGTCATTAAATCAATTGTATTTCTAAATATACCAACATTATAGTAAGCTTTTTGACAGAGCACAATTGCGTCTCTTGCATCAAGGGTAGATAAATTTTGAATATTTGGGCTATACCTAAATGGTATGATCCCCCGATCTATATTTGTAAATCTACTAGTTCTTTCTATGTCCGCGGCAGCGTTTCTTCTAATAGATGTAGAAGCTCTTATCTCCGATAGATTAGCTTTCTTAGAAGCCTCTACCATCAATGGGGTTATTTCTGAGGCCGTTGAGATTTGAGTTTTTTTATTTTTTTTACTCATTTTTAATTATATATTATAAATATTTACACTTATTTCACCATTATTGGTGAAAAAGTCGAAGATATTTGTTCTTTTGGCTGCATCATTAAATCATTATAGCACTTTAGACCCCAGTTGGCTAACATAAATGCAGAATAATTATCTTTTCTAGCTTTATTAGCGGATGCGCTTCTTTTAAGATGTTGAGGTAAATCAAAGGATTGTGTTCCACGACTAGTAGCAGAATGTTCAATTAATACGCATTGTTTTTTTGTTTGATACATGAAATCATCCTGATGTTCTATAAAATCTAACATCTCCCAATCTTTTTTATCTTCCGTCTTTAATAATTCCATTGGTAATCTTAGAGAGAATTGAGAATTAAAAAAATCATCAGAAGCTGAGGTTTTACTTGCAAACCAAACTTTTTTATAGTCTATACATGCTTGAAGATGCTCGTTAGCTCGTCTTATGAAATTACTTGTAAATACTTGGTTAAAGCATATTTTTTTATTCTCTAGATTATATTGATTTTTAGCTTTTCTAATCATTTGATTATAATCTTCTCCTTCTAAATCAGAATCAAATTCAAAACAATTAATCTCTAATTTATTATTTTTAAAAAGTTCTGATTGATTTGCCGCAGCTAAAAATACATCTGCGCCAGCGTTATCAATAATAATTAGTTGTATATTAAAATTTGTCAATATATAATAAAAATAATTTACATGATTTTTAAGATTACCCAAGCCAGCATAAGTATGAACTAAAGTTCCTTGCTTAGTTTCATCATCAATTTCTAAAACTGCCATCGCAAAATAGTCTGCATTTGGACTGTCGCTCATGTTAGGGTCAATTCCTAAGATATATTTTTTCTTTGGATCTCCTTTTAATAGAGTATGAGGAGATTCCCCATTCTTTATTGTACATTCTTCCATCTTCTTTGCGTTGAAATAACTATCACTACCATCAGTAAATCTAGCACAATATTCTCTCAAAAAACTGCTATGACTTGCTCCACCAGCTTGAGCTTCTTCAATAATTGTTTTATCAATCATCTCTTCTGGTAATGCTTCATAGCTTAATTGACTAACGAAATATGTCGCCTCACCCTTTTCTTGACTATAAATTTTTTCTGACCATTCTGTGTAAGTCTTGTATAGATTTTCGAAAGTATAACTCGCTGAAGAAAGCGCAATCATTTTACTTGTATTTTCAAAAACCATTCGATCTGATTCTTTCATTAGTCCTTCTGAAATTAATTTATCTTCAAATTCTCTAATTTCCATTCTTTCTTTCATGTTTTGGGGAGCGACAAGAAATGGCATTAGAACATTTTTAATAATTTCTTCTGGTAATAATAAAAACTCGTCAAGCACTAAAACATTTGCTCGAAAACCTCGTATCTTTTCTCCATTCAGAGGAATAGCCACAATGCTACCGCCATTAATTTGCCACTCAAATTGATCATTCCTTTTAGCTTTTGCCCCAAAACATTGAGATAAAAGCTCTGCGCCTTTGCTATTTACAATTTTCTCTAAATTATTAAATATAAATCTTGCTGTACGAAAAGTTGGTCCAGCTATTAATATTTTTGTATTTGGCTCAAAAATACATTGTAAAAAACAAAATACGGCGGCCATGAAAGATTTACCACAACCACGACCAAAAACGCATAAACTAAAATTTCTATTAAGCAAGCCTTTTAAATGAAGTTCTTGATAGTTAGCTAATTTAACACCACTAATTAATTCTGTAGTGAAACCGATATTTGCTCTTAAAAATTTTGCAAGAGTTATCTTTGCTTCTTTATCATTAAGAATTCCTCTTAGAGAGGAGAGTTCTAAATTTGTGTCAGTAATAGATTTAATATATTTTTCTGGGCAATATATCATAGAATTTTCATATCGTATGCTAATTGTAAGTCTATCTTTTGATAAAAGCATTTGCTAGCGAATATCGCTTCTATTAGTCTCGTCATCTCTTGTCTTCCATCTACAAAAATAAATTGTAGATTATTATATTCCTGGAGGAGTTCTCTAACATTATGGAATATATATTCTGGAGTTGCTTTTATTTTCTTACTAATATGAGGAAGATATCTAAAGCTTAAAGCGTTTGATAAAACTTCTTCAACCATAACAATTATATAAGAATTATTCTTTTTCGCTTTTTCTATTTCATTTTTAAAACGATCATAGTTTTTAACACTCAGAGTGCTAATAAAATCACTAAGACTTTTTCTTTCAATAAAACAATTACAATTGTTATTAGAACAACTATAATCTCCGAAAGAAAGGGTTTTTATTTCAAATGGAGTATTAAATTTTAACCAACTTTGTTCCCTTGTATCAACATATATCATATCTTTATTTGATAATTTATATTTAAAATTATCTTTAATTAAATCTGGATGAACAAATCTATTCTCCAATCCTAAAGATGAGCATAAATCATAATAATTTTTAAATATCTTATTATAAAATACTATAGATGGAGCCATGATTGTTCTTAGTTCTACTTGCGTTGGTGTATAAATTAAATTCTTATTGTTTTTTCTTTTTAATAATAATTCTTTGCAATATTCTTGAGCCTTTTCAATAGATTGTTCTTTTAACCATCTTTTCATATTATTTTTATCATTAAAATCACTATTAAGATATTGTTCTTTTGTCTTAAAATTTATTAATTCATTAGTCAGTAGGTCTCTACGTTCATAATATTTTTGATAATATTTTACCTTATTTAAACCATAGCTTTTTAGCGCAAGATGAAGACTCTTCTCATCTTTAAACTCCTTACCGTCTATTTTACATATTACGCTCATCCATTTAAAATTTCGTCTTTAGATATTCCTAAAATCTTACATTTTATTTCATCCATAGAAGATAATCTCTCTATTTCGTTTGAAAGACTTTTTTTCCTTAATTCTGCCATTTTAATTAGTTTATTCCTAGCCTCTTCCTCTTTCCACATCTCAACAAGATTTAAAATGCTAGCAGTTTCTTTAACTTGTTTACTTAATCTATCACTTCTCTTCACTTTTAATTCATTTAGAAGTTTTTGCTGACGATTAACGCAATCATTATATTCTTTACGAGCCGTGTTGCTTGCTTCAACCAAAGCCATGGGTATTTTTCCATCTCCCTCAATTGATAAATCTATCTGATTTTGTAATACATTAATGGTTTGTTGAATATTAGAGGAAATAACTACTTCTGTGCATAAAACAATATATTGATCTACCTCCTCTTGAGTTAGATCTCCTTTATCATAAGTATATCTTACGAAACTACTTTCGAATAATTCTCTGTCTTTTTCATCATCATATAGATTAATTTGATGACTAAATCTGTACGTGTTCATATATCCAATTAAGGAAAATATTTCTTTTTTTTGTTTATGAGTTATTTTACTTTTATCTATTCCATCTAGAATGTATTTATTAATTTTCGCTAACATTCTTTCTTCCGTTTTCGGGGCTCTGTAATCTTCGGTTGGTATATTATTATCTTGATTATTGTTGTATTTTATATTGTTAGGTATTGTTTTTATAAAATCTAAAACACTTCTGGTTTCTTGAGAGAGGTTCGTTAGGCTTTCATTTTTAAATAAAATTTTTGCGATTTCTAAACCAGTCATAGTATGACAATTATTCGTTATATATTCTTTCTGTTCAGTCGTTAACTCTATTAAACCTTTAGGTTGATATTCATGGCTTTTTTTAGGTTTGATTTGTCTAGAAGCTAGAAAAGCTTTAACAACTTTCCCTTCTTTTGATCTTCCATCTAAATCTTCTCTATCAAAAGCAATTTTAACTAGTTCATTTAGTGAAGGAGGATTGTTTGGTCTATCATTCCATTCTTTAAGCAGCTTGAGCTGTTGTTCTTCTGTTAAAATAGGTAAATTTTCTGACATATGATTAAATATCTATCTCTCCACTATAAATATACTTTTTAACTTTTTGAATGATTGATTTCTTTAAATTTTTAATCTGTTTATAGCCAGCAGATCTATTCTTTTCTGTAGTTTTATATCCCATCATTTTTGCTGCTTCTTCGTCTGATTTATGTTGAATATATACTAATTCATAAAACTTCCATTCAGAATATTTTAAAATTTTAGACATTTTTTCGTGAATATTCTTTGCGGCTTTTTCTATATTAATATTATCATGAGTCATATTATGGACTTCCCTAGTATGATTTTCTAAAGCTACTGGTAATTTAATATCATAGGCAGCTTTCTTTCTTTTCTCCCATTTCTTATAAAGAGAACAGTTGCCGCATTGTTTGCCGTAGATTTTACATAAATCTTCTCCTTCCGCCGCAGAGCATTTCAGACAAGGTCTTGAATAATTTCCGTAATTATTACGAATTAAATTCTTTATCTGATTGCTAATAATCCTATTAACCCATGGTGCAAGAGGCTGTTTTTGATCATATAATTTCCATTTATTACTTATATGAATTCTTAAAATTTGAGATACGTCGTTGAAATCCATCCAAGCAAGCGCGGTCAAGTTCCATTTATTTTTTCTCTTAAATATTTCTTGATCTATCTCTTGGATTTTTTCCTCAAACTTTACTTTTTTCTTAATCATTTTCTTCTAGATGGCCTTAATGCTCCAGCCTCTTTTTGGAAATTTTCTAATGTTTCTTTTTTTGAGATTTTTTTGACTTTAGGTTTAATTCGATTTTTTTTATCTTGTCTTTTATCTGTACCGATAATTTCTCCAATTTTAATCCCCCTACTTGATCTTTCCTGTTCTATCTCGACATCTAATTTATTTATGTTAGGAACTGAAGTAATATCTTCTCCATCAATATCATCAAAATCATCTTCTATTTCTAGATTTTCTTCATTTATATTTCTAGCTATTGTCTTTTTTGGGATAAGACTTTTTTGTACTACCATTGGTGAAGATCCTTCAAAAGATTTACCACAGCTAGAACAAAATGTTGGTTTTTTTAAAGAATATTCGGTAGGAGCGCCACAGGATAAGCAATATCTCTTCATTATTTATATTATAATGAAATTAAATTTAAAATTCAAATTTATATTAACTTAGATTATGCTCTTTTTTTGTCGAATCTGGAATTGCAGCTACAAAATCTGGACCTTTGCTCTTGGCCTTTTGATATAATTTTTTAATAAAGGTGTCGTAGGTCATTTCACTTTTCATACGACCAAAATTATTAATTGCATCTCTTACGTCTTGAGGGCTAACTATTGGAAAACTACGTGTTTCTGGAAAAAGAAAATCACTATCTTTTAGTTCGCTTCTTTTTTGGCCTTTATAAGTCTTTTGATATGCCTCAGTATCGCAAATATCTACTTCCATAGCCTTAGCTTTTTGTTTCTTGCCTTTTCTAAAAGTTGTTAAACAAACTGCGACTCTTTGATCTTGACTTGTAAATTCTTCTTTAATAGCTGGCATGCAACGGCCCATATAAGAGCTTTCTTTTTCATTCTTTTTTGGTTTTGGTATAGGCATATATAAATATATACACATAAACTTATTTAAACTAGAAATGAGTCATTTTGTCAATATATTAAATTTTAATATTATGTCATTTTGTCTCTTTTTAAGATTTTTATCTCTGTAGAAAGTTGGCATGGATCTTGCATATAAATAAAACAAAGGAGGCATAAAACTATGCTATTAACATTAAGAAACGGACATGGACCATTAGATATATTTCAAAATATATTTAATGACCCTATATTTAATTATGATAAGGGATATTCTGACTTTGCTTTAGAAAATGATCAATATTCTCTTGAAATTCCTCTAGCAGGATTTAAAAAGGAAAATATTGATATTACTACAAATCAAGAATATCTAACAGTTAGGGCTACAAGAAAAGAAGGCAAAGTAAAATATGAAAAGTCTTTTTACTTGCCAAGAAAAGTAGATCTTTCCGAAGTAAAAGCAAAACATGAGGATGGTTTGCTTGTTATTACTTTCGGTAAAGAAAATAAAAAACTACAAAATAAAATCAAAATAGACTAATAATAATCTTAGCGTCAAGTTCAATCCTTGGCGCTAAGTGTAATACTTTTATATGACACTTGCTTCTTGGTTAATTTGTGGGGCAGTTTTAATTTATGTTCTTTATCTAAAAGAAAGAATAAAGTAAACTATTTTTGATATACTTTAACCCAATCAATTTCCATCGTAGATGGAAATGCTTCTTGGCTTGGAGTTGCTCCGTATGATCCACCAACTGCTAAATTTAATTTAATCCAAAATGGTTGATTGAATGGCCAATGAGTGTCAGAAGTATCACAACTAACTGAACTTGTAATTGACATTCTTGCGCCGTTAGGAAATGCTCCACTTACATTTCTTGTTGCGTCATAATTACATCCTGGATCTGTTATAGATACATTACCAGCGCTTATTGTAAATCTTCCTCCTTGATCTACCCCATCTTGATATATGGTATAATTTCCATCTGCTGGCTGCGGATCAATAAATGTAAACGATCCTATTCCACCACCAGCTTGATTTTTTGTAACTGTATAGAAAGTCTGATTATTAAAATGAAAACTTACTTGTTCTGGTGTCCATTCAGCGCCATAAATATTAAATTGAGTATTATAATTTGCGCTAGCAATTTCTTTCCCTTGCACCCATCCTCCTTTTGAAGTAAGATGGCTACGATTAAGAGTATGTAGTGCTGCTGTATAACTTGGTTGTATATTTGCATGTTCCATTATATCAATTTCTCCACATCGTGGAAAACCTATTCCTGGATCAAAATAATTCATGCCTAGCATCCAAAATGCTGGCCATAAACCTGAACCGCTTGGCATTCTAATGCTTGCTTCAATTTTACCATATTCAAATTGTCTCTTATTTAAAGTTTCTACAAGAGCAGAAGTAAATTGCGCTGTTTTTGGCGCTGGCATCCAAGGACCTTTAGCCGTATAACTTCCACTTCTTGCGGTTAAATATAAAATACTTCCACTAACATTTAAATTTCCTGTTATGCCAGTTCTACTAGTATAGAATTGTAATTCTCCATTTGATTCTGGGTAATCGTCATGAGCATACCAATTATTCGTATTAAGGATTGTCCCATTAAAATCATCTTCCCAAACTAATCTATATCCAGTTGAATTATTCCAAATTCCAGTAACTATTGGCTTTAAAACTTGAGTTACTTTTGCATAACCAGAAGCTGTTAAGTGTCTATCGTCCGCTCTAAAAAGTCCAGTTTCTAATGCATTACCGCTAACATCAGCTAATAAACTATTAATATCAACAAAAGTTATATTGCTTCCAGTAAGTGCATAGTTTTGAACTGAATTATTTATTTGATTAATTGTTTCTATCTTTCCAGCGGTTTTTTGATCTGGAGATCTTATAATTGAGAGATAAACAATTTCTGTACTTGGATTAAATGTTTTAATATCATTAAAAAATTTAACAGTATTATTGTATACTGTATTTGCGCTATTTCCATATGTAACATCATTTGATCCTACATTAATAATTACAAGAGGATTTCTTTCTACAGCGAGTCTGTTATTCCAGTAATTTTGAGGAGATCCTTGCATCCATTCAACCAAAGATGATCCTGCTATTCCATTGTTTAATATAGGAACTGGTGATAAATCTGTATTTATTGTATCCCAATAATTTATTTGACTACCACCAACGGCTAATGCTCTTGTGGGGCCATAAAGATTTTCTTTAATTTTCATCGCGTTTATATACTGAAGATTTCCAGAAACTGAGTTTGTATAAAATAATATCTGACCATTTGCATTAGCCTGAATACCGCTAATTGTTAATATTTTATTATCATTTCCATCATAAATTCCATCTGAACCTATATTTGGTCCAGTAGTAGTTAGTGTTCCGCTATAGATTCCATTAGCTCCAGAAACAAAATACGCTGTTACTCTTGGTGGGGTAATATCAAGGTTTCTTGATCCAAAAAAAGAAAAATCATAAATATTATATGTACTTAAATTATGTACTCTAAAACCGATATTTTTAAATATTGGGGCTGTTACGTCTACAAAATAATAATCCGTTGTTGCTGTTGATATAGCAAAATCACCCAATAAACTAGGATTTGGATTAACTAATCCGCCACCAGCTCCTGTGCCAAAACCAAATCCACTAGCACTTAATACATTAATATTTGTATTAATATTTTTAGTGCTTCTTATACCTGATATTGTTGCTTGTCCAGTAAAGTTATTCCAGTAATTATTATTTATATCTGGACTTGATGTAATATATGTTTGAGTACTATTCTTGGCTCCGAAATCAAAAAGATAATATCTAGGGTAAGAGTAAAATTCTTTCGCTCTCTCTTGTGGAAAAGATCCGAGAGTATTTAAATTTATTCCATTTGAAATATATCCTAGTTGCTGTGTGCCTTGAACCCTCATATTATAATATTAATATTACACTTTTTACTTATCTAAGTAATCTTTAATATCTTTTATTAATTGTTTTCTTTTTCGACGTTCTAGAGCAGTAATATAAAGGGCTAAAGAGATCGGAAAAAAGATCCTAAGAAAGAATCCCAAATGATGCTCTTTAGTAAGAAGATCAAAATGATTAAGATAAAGATCGCTGAGTCCGTAAATTGTAAACAAAATAGCTGGAATAAAAACAATAAAAAAGAACTTTTCGTAATGTTCAAGTCTATTCCACCAATTTATTAGCTTGTATATCATACATAGGCTTACACCCTAATATGGTGTTGCTAGAGGTGGATTAGGATTAATACTATTAGAAACTGGTGGTATTTGAGAGTCTATGCTAGATTGCTCAACTCCGCTTGCTGTATCCATATCATCAACTTTAACATCCATAGCTTCATCTAGATTGATCTCATTATCTCCAACATTAAACATTACAGATTTACCATTCATCTCTATAACTACTGGCGATGTATGTCCTGTTATTTTTAATAAAATTTCACCTTTATTATTTCTATTTATATTGAGTTTAATTTGATTTTCTGTATAGCAGTGTGTTGTTAGAAATATTGCGGCTAATATAATTAATAATAATTTTTTCATTTTTGAATTTCTCCTGCTGCGGTTTGTATATCTAATTTATTTATTGTTTCTTTAACGGCTATTGATCCTAATAAAGTAACAATCAATAAAAGTACTAACGATAAAGAATAATATGTTTTTTCTTCTGCTTTCTTTTTAGCTCTATACTGATGAAAATTATGTATAAACTTTTCTGTTTGTTCAGAAGTTGGAGTATAATAAGTTTCTTTTAATAAAGTTTTCAATTGGTTATCCATTTCTTCTTAATCTCCTCAGAGCATATAAAGCTGTTCCTCCAAAAATTAAAAGCCCAAACGCAGAGGGCTCTGGAACTGCAACCATTTCTATACTCATGGCATTAATTAAACCTGTCCCTCCATTCGCGCCTTGCATTTCAAAATATAATGAACCAGTTGAGGTTGATATATTAGATAGTACGCCAATATCAGTTGTATTAATAACCCATGCTTGTGTAGAACTTTGATAATTTGCAACGGCAGTAGATAATAAACTGCCCGAACTAAATGTATTATCGCTATATATATTTAACCTAGTGGCATAATCATTTTGATATTTTGCTGATCCATAAAATTTAACAGTATATAAGAGTGATGAATCTAAACCATTCACACTCCATTGAACTTTAGGAGTAGTTGTTGAAGTTTTAATATAATCTACCAATGCTTCTTTAACTCCAAATACGCCTGCGCCAGAAGTAAAGACGGTAGCATCAATTTGTGCCTGTGTTAGAGGATTAGAAGTAGCGCCAGCAGGACCATTGTAGCTGCCAAATGTCATGCCTGTTAAAAATCCAAATCCTCCGATTGATGTCGCTACCCCACTAGTATTTAATAAGTTAGAATAATATGTTCCAGAAGTAACGCTATTCCAATAATTGCCATTTGCATCTGCGCCAACTACAGAAGCTCCACCATACCATCCAGCTCCAGAAGTACCAAAATCAATTAAAAGCATCTCAGCATAAACGCTTGTATTAATTAATAATATTAGTAGTGTTTTTAGTATTAGTTTTTTCATAAATCAATAGCCCCTTTCATTATACGTGGGTCCTAAAGAAGCATGTAATTTAATTAAATATTTTAGAGTTTTAATAGGCATATTTATAAGATCAGAAATCGAAGGTTCTGGAATGACATTTACTGTAGATATAAATCCAAAATTAGAATCAACAAGCGTTGTGGTAGTGGTATTAACGGAGTAAGAAACGTCAGATGATGCAGTTCTAGTTAAGAATTCGTTATATGTTTCATATGTTAATCCATTAAATACAACTGTTCCAAATCCACTTTGAAAATACATATTATAAGTTGCATTTGCTATATCAGTATTAAAATCATTAGCATTAAAAAATCCAGTTTGAAAAGATGAACTTATTCCAGATAGTAAATTATTATACATTAAATTATATGCATTTGAATTTAAATATAGATTAACAATATTTGCAGATGTTAATGCTACAGTAAATGGTGGAGTATTTGTTATTTTTAATACGTCATTATTATAAGATGTACTATTATGCAATGAATCGCTAGTAATCTCAAATGCAAAACTCATACCTGCACTTGGGTCTACTGCTCCTACGGTTAATAATCCTGGGCTATTACCTGGACTTACAATCGTGTCACCTCCAATAGTTCCAGCAATAATTCCATTTCCATTTAATGTTGTGCCTGTATTATTTGCGCTTAAAGAAGTTCCTTTGTATATAAAAACATTTCCTGTTCCAAAAGCAGATCCATTAGTATTGTTTACGCTAATATTCCAACCTGTTCCACTAGAATTAAAGTATGTGTTGCCAGAATATGTGCTAGCGCCATTAAATGCCATTGTTCTGCCTCCTACAGAACTTGAACTATTTGTAAATATTAAGCCTGTACTGCTATTAACAAATCCTCCATAAATGGTAGTAGAGTTGTCTACTTTGATAGATCTAGTAGCATTATTTAAATCTATATTACCCCCAAGAATATTTGCCCAACTTAATCCACCAATAGTAACATCTCCATTTAATAAAATATTATTGTTAATTATTCGAACTGCATCACTATTGTCTCCTATGCTTTGACTCTGACCTAGTGTTGCGCCTTGATTGAGTACTAGTCTTGCAGTACCAAATGCATTTTTATTAGCATATCCTAATTGTCCATATACATTAATATCTCCTGTAACGGTATTGCTTCCTCTTAATTCTACGAGGCCTGTATTACCACTCTCATTAATAGACAGCGCACCATCTGCGGATGAAGTAATATCGCCAGTAACAATTAATGCTCTGCTAGTAGATGACCCTGTGCCAAGAATAAGTCTAGAACCATTATTAATCGTTATGTTTCCATTAATTCTATTTGTCGTAGAAGAGTCTGTGACAGAAACTACTGCATAACCTGTTCCTGTAGTAGCTATTGTCATAGGCACATTCACGACTGTCGCAATAGCGTTTGATGATAATCCTATCCTAGAATTTACTCCAGTAGATGCATCTGTGCTGCCCACAATGGTTAAAAGCGAACCTGCTCCACCATTTATTGGTCCAGTTACTCCTAGAGTTGCGCCAGATGATCCCCAATTTAAATTTACTCCAGCTCCAAGTGTTATACCATTCGTACTTCTAATATACCTATTTTGTGAAGATGTGGTGCCACTATTCCAAAAAGTATAACCAGAAGAATTTACTTGAACATTATTTACGTATACGGTACTACTACTTAAAGTAACTTGACCAGCTGTTCCTTGAAATATAGCTACATTAGTTGGCCCCGTTCCCGCGCTTGTCCAACCTCCAGATACAGTTGTGGTTGTTCCATTGGAATCGGTGGACCATGTTGTTCCTGTGGTTGTCCAATTTCCAGTCCCACCAACTCCAGAAGTTGCACCATTAACATCCCAATATAATGTTGCAGCTTTGGCATTTGAGCATAAAAAAACCGCAATTAAACTTGCGGCTGTATTTTTTAGTAACCTTTTTAATAGGTTTATTTTCATATTTCCTTACTCCTTTTTGAGTTCATCTAAATGAATAGACACCTCTGGTTTAGTTTCGTTCATTCTTTTTTCTTTTAATCTTTGCACATATATCCAATCATCTGCAAAAAATCCTTCTTTAATTATTATACCATAAGTTTTGGTAATGTATAATTTTATTTTTTCTTGATACTCTTCTCTCTTGCCAGCAGAAGCAATAGGCATGGTTCCCCAATTTGGATCATACATCCATAATGAATTACCATATTCAAATATTGTAACTGCATGACCGATGATCATATCTGGATCATCTTTATAAAAATAAACAAAGCAATATATCGTATTCCAAACCTCTGTATGAGTTTTAAGATAAAAATTACATTTAGAAGCCCAAATTAAAGAATCAACAAAACAAGAATTAGGTATATTTGTTACAGATGTATAATATTTAAAATTAAACCCCCATTTAAAGAAAAACCACCAAGATATTATTACTGCAAGTCCAACTAATATTAGTTTTGATTTACCAAACCATTTTTTAATTTTCTTTTTGATTTTCAATCTTTTTAAGTTGAATTTCTGTTTTTCCTAAAAGGTCACCTTTTTTCCATGTTGATCCATCATTTGAGCATTCATAAACTACCCCATATCCCATATCTTCTGGAAGTTCTCGAATTTCTTTTACTGTACCCTCACTACCATAATGTTTGCACATAGCGTTAATGTTCCTAACTTTATCTCCTATATCAAACATACAATGGTGATCCATCGGTTGATGCATCATTTCTTGAGCTTGAGATTCTTCTTTATTAAACATTACATAATTATGAATTGTAATTATATAATCTTCGGCAAGCGCTGCCATTTGTTGTAAAAATGGTTCTGTCAAATTTTCTTTAACCATTGGATCTTCTAGTTTATTTAAAATATTTTGAGCATGAGCTTGGATTGAAGTAATTGAACCAACAATCATGCCATAAAAATCTTCCTTATAATCTTGTAGTTCTTCTTCTGGATCATCAATTTCTTCTACATCATTTAATTCTGCAACCATTAATTCTTTTTGTTCAAATTCTGTTTTTCCATCCCATTCATAGCTTTCATCAAAATATTCTGAAGCTTGAGCTTTTTTGATTGCTTCTTCTGTTGGGCGATCTGGCGAACCTAGTTTTGCTGGACGATAATTTTTACCCATTCTTTTTTTCTTTTGCTGAATATTGTACCAAAGACCTTTGCCTTTTGCTTGTATTTCGGCCTCTAGAGAAAGCTCTTCTTCTGAGCCTTTTGTATAATCTGTAACTGATTTTTTTGCTTCCCACATTTTGCAACTCCAATATCTTGCTTTCCATTTTGGACCAGGATTATCATCGCAAGAATGGCGAGAACGAAAAGCTTTGCGACGATTTGGATTATCTCTTTTAATAGACATATTTGGGTCACCAAACTTAACCATTACAATGTTCCCTTTATCATTTTTTACATAAACTCCAAATTTTTTCTTATTTCCTTTTGGAAGACGAAATGGTTTATTAAGTGGGGCTTTACCTTTTTTTGCTGCTTTTAATTGTTCTGTAAAATCTATCTCCATAAAATTTAATTAGGCATTGGGAATTTTGGCGAAGATCTTTCCCACCCAATATAATTTATATTTCCTCGCCCGCTTACACTTACATTTCCAATATAACTTTGATCTGATAAACTTCCTCCATCTCCTGCGTTATTGGTTGTACATGCCGCTAAGATAAAGTTAAAACTAGAAGCATTTGCATTTAAACCATATTTAACATAAAGTATGCCTGTTGATAAATTTTGTATATATAATTCTCTTCTAAATTGATTATAACTTAAAACTGTACCATTTGTTCCACTTGGGGTAAAATTATTAATTCCCGTACTTTGCTCTGAAAAAACTGTTACTCCATCGAACTGCTGACTAAGATCTGCTTGGAATACAATATTTCCTTGAACTCCACCTGGAAATGTATCTCCAGTTACAAAAAGTTTACTGTTTATTGATTGAACGCCACTATTAATACCGCTTAAATAATAGTTAGGAGTCGTTCCACCTATACCAGTTAATATATCTTCTATACTATCTAATTTTGTCCAATCTAATCCTTTATATCCAGTAAATCCTGGCTCTTCTGTATAAACCTCAACTACATTTTTATTAAAATTTTTATCGTAAACATTGGCCATAATAATATTTATTACACTTTAAAAATAAAAATATATTATAAATTATCTAGTTTCTCGCCATTGAAGCGAAGCAAAGGTGCTTGTGGGATATACTCCTCCTGCATCAATTCCTGACCCAACAATAACAAAAATATTACTATTATTACTATCTATATTTTGACTAATATAACCTCGTTTTGCGCTAGATATTGCTGCAATAGCTGTTTGACTAGCGTATGCACCTGCTCCAACTCCTCCCGCAATTACAAATCCGTCATTTATCATTATACCACTTGTATAATCTACGCTGCTAGCATTTGAATTATATAACACAACACTTTCATTATTCGCACTAAGCCAATTTCCACCAATAAGCGATCCAGTACTTGGTAAACGCCAAAATTCATAAACTATAGAAGCACCTAACGTAGTTACATTTACGTTAAGTGGCCTAACAACACTTCTGTTTGGTTTGCCATAATAACCAGTTTTCAATGCAATTGCTAAAATTGGAATTTTTGATGTTTTTGATACACTTATCGGATCATTATTCCTTACGCTAAAATCAACTCCAGCTTCATTATAACCACCTTCACTAAGTACAGTAGCACAAATTTGATCCATAGTATCTATTCCTATAGCTGTAGAATAATTTCTAATTTCGCACCTAATTGGAAGATTAGGATTGCTCCAATAAACAGATGGCTTATAGTTACTATTATAAAACTCATGAGCAGTTATAGAATTACCATTATGAACAAATCCTGCTCTGACTCGCCCTACGCCTAACCATTGGAAATCAGCCGTAAATAATTGAGTTTTAGTTGGATCTAAATTAAACTCTGAAATACCCGTGCCTTTACAAGTGTCTATATTCCAATTATCTTGTAATATTATATCATCATGTACATAGCCTGATACATCGCTCCTTAAAACAAAAGCTAAAGATCCATCTCCACTTTGCATAATAAATATGCCATTATAATCATCAAAAAGACCAACTCTTTTATTTGTACCAGCTCTATATCCTGTAAAATTAAAACTTTCAAAAGCTAATTGGCTTTTCCCTGGCATATAATGATGATACATTCTACTTTGATGAATGGCATAAGCGCCCGATTCTGTACCTACGCTAAGAATTGCTTTTGCTTTATTTATATTGAAAGTTATAGTAGAATTTGATCCACTAGTCTTTGATAATAATTCTGTTTCTTCTCCGTAAACATGAGAATAATCTGCTAGCGTAAATGGATTAGAAACTCTTTGGCGACCAAATGCATCTACTGGAAAATTTGTTACATTGCTCTCAACTCCTACCCCAGTTAAAATTTCTTCAATATTATCTAATTTATTCCACTCTAAACCTTTATAGCCTGTAAAACCAATCTCTTCGGTATAAACTTCTATTACGTTTTTATTAAAATTTTTATCGTAAATATTAGACATATATTAATTTGTGTGATAAATTACTGAAACTGGACCAGAAGAATTTACATATAGAGCTTTTCCATCTCCAACTTTTACTGTTGCTGGTAAATTATAATTTCCAGCTCCTACATTCATTATTATCTCTCCAGAATTATCATCTTGTTTTAAGATTGTATTGCTATGACAACTTATTCCTAAAATATATATACTCTTACTATTATTCTCTGGAGCATTTAAAATAACTCCATTTCCAGTAATATTTGCTGAAAGAGCTTCTGCTTCAAAACCTGTATCTCTAAAATAGTATTTTGACATCTAATAGATTACACTTTTAATTATTATTATTTCTTATTATCTAATTCTTCAAATTTCTCAATAATATAAGCTAATATATCATTTCGCATAATATCATCTGTTCCAAATTTGAAAGTCATTATTCCTTTATCAGAGCTCTTCTTATCATCGAATAAATCGTATATTTTCTCAAATCCACTATTCTTGATATCAGATTGACGAATATCACCAATTAATATTAATTTACTAAATTTACCCATTCTAGTAGTAATTAATAAAAGATCATGTATACTTAAATTTTGAGCTTCATCACAGATAATATAACTAGCATTTATACTTAAACCTCGAAGAAAACCTACTGGTAGCCCTTTTACTCTTTCCTCTTTTAGCAGTCTTTCAACTTGCCCTTTTGGTAGTAATTCATGTAACTTATCCATAAGCGGTTGAAGATAAGGATCTAATTTACTATGAAGATCTCCTTTAAGGAAGCCAAGATTATGAGTAGAACTTTCTACTGGATTACGAATATAAAAAATTTCGCCAATCTTTTTTTCATTTAAAGATTTTAATGCTGCATATACCGACAAAAGACTTTTAGCTGTTCCAGCTGGGCCTTTACAAAATACAATTTTTGTTTCTTTTGATTGAAGAAGTTGTATAAATTTCTTTTGATTGTCTGTCCATTGTAATTCACGAACATCCAAGCATCCTTCAATTTTATCTCTTTGAGGTACAACTGGTGATTTATCTTCTATCTTACGTTTATTTTTTTTAGACATTCTAACTTACCGTAAATAATTACACCCGTATTGTATTAATTTTAATTATTTTTAATTTTTATTAAGATTAAACTAAAGCGTATCCTTTTTTAAACTTTAAATTTAGTTCAAAAGGATTTACTGCTAAACCGCGATCAAATCTTTTGATAAAAGCTGTTCCTTCTTTTGGCATAGGAGCAACAAACATCTTATTGTCAATTCTTAGAGTAATTTGAGTTGGGAGTACAGAAACTTCTTCTATTTCTTTTCTCATTTTACTTTTAATTGCGCGAGCTATTGCACAATTTTGTGGATTTGCTTTCTCGCCTTCGAGAATATTTTTATTTGTTATTTTTAATGTTCGCTTCATTCTTTTCTCCGTTATTGTTTTTATAAACTACTTCAAATGCTTTGGCTTTTGAATTTAATAGTTTAAAAGCTGCTTCAGATTCTTTTCTTATATCTTCTTCGCTTATAATCCAAAATTTGCACCAACCTTCTGGATCTATTGAGCCTTGAATTAATTCGCATCTTGGAGCATTTCCTTCAAGATAATAAAATACGCAGTATTCACATTCAAGATTTTGTTCTTTAAATGGATTTTGTGCTGCACTTAAATATTGAATTCCATTTGGACCTAATCCACGATCAAAATATCCATATGTCTGTAGATTAGTTATAATTTTAAGATAAAGATCCTTTTGTCTCTCGTTGAGTTTTGGGAATATAAGTCCTTCGTTCATTTTATCTCATTTACACCATATTCATAGTTATCAGAATCTTCCGTGACCCACTTGGGACAGTTTTCTACGCTATAGATATGACTATTTACTTTTCTTTCAATAAGATTTTGACCCTGCTTTGTAACAAAGTTTGGGTCATATAATCTTAATCTATTATTAGGTTGTATTGCAAAATTTCCATTATCTAATTGAAGAACATGCCCGCATTTATGCTGTCCTGGATTTTCACTAAATCCAAAGTTTAGTTCATTAAAATCACTATGTGCCCAATCTAATGTGAAAAGATAAGTTCCAAAATATTCTTTGCCATTGCGCGAAAGGAATTTTAATTTTTTATTTTGAAGTATTGAAAATTTAGTTACTGCAATATGATAACTAAAACTGTCCCAAAGCTCTAATTCATGAAGATCTTGCTCTGCTATTCCTTCTTTTGTGCAAAAAGCACTAATTGGAGCATGCCACCAAATCCCTCCATCTTCCATTATAAAATTAAATAATGGCACCTGTCCTGGAAGACTAGTAACCCCAAAAATAAGACAAGAAAAATATTTATCATGACTATCCTTTTGATTCCTAAGATAATTGCCTCTTACAAAGCATTCGATTGGAGGTATATTTGCATTAAGAAAAGCCATGTTTTATTTTAATTACACTATTGAAAAAAATGTGTAATATAAAATATGATAGATTTCTTAAGAAATTTACTTTTCAAATCTTTTAACTCTAAGATAGTAAAAGGATTCCCAACATGTGAAGATTGTCCTCCTCCAGAACCAGATTGTACAAATCCTTGCGGATGTGATAATGGTGGAGGCGGTGGATGCGGCGGAGGGGGGCCAGATGGATTTCGGGGGCCAGGTGGTGAGATAAGCATGGAAGATGATGTGGCTGAATTTTTAGCCGTAGGACAACAAGCCCCAGAGGGTGGTGAACTGGTAGTTTGTCCTGTTCCTCAACCAGATCCACCAAAATGTCAAGAATGTTCTGGTAGCGGTGGCGTAAATAATGGAGCTGGAACTGGCGTTTGCATAACTGTAACAACCACCTATTAAAAATACAAAAATTTTATATTTTTAAATTTTGTATTATCTTTATATAATTGGTTTGATTCAGGCTCAAAGAATATATAATCTATATTATCGTCTTTTTTATAAAATATTAGATTTAATGCATGATCATATTGTGATTTCTTCAGTTCTATGTGAGCTATTGATATAGCAAAATGCGCATCACAATTTTTTTCTTTATAATATATATCGCACACAAGTTTAAAAGTTTGGCTAAATTTAGAACAATTCCAAGAATTATTTCTGCCTATATTGTATCTTTTAATAAAATCATTATATAAGGGTATAATATTAATTTCTATCTCTTCTAAAGAAGGTATATAGTACTTTTCATTACAAAATACTATTTCTGGAAGATTCCATGGTAATTTCCAAAATTTTTGAAATTTTTTTCTATCAACTATCATTTATTTTCTTTTATATTAGGGTCTGAAAGTGGCTCGTTATGAACTTTTTTTGTTCCTCTTTTAAAAGATTTATTAAAATCTTCATATATTTTTTTTATTTTATCTTGAATTGGTTCGATATTATTATCTTTGATATTTTGCTTGATTTCTATTATTTTTTTATTTATTGATATATTATATGATAGTATTAGAGCTACTGCGAGTGGATCAAATACAACAACTATAAATAATATAAACCATTTTACTACTGTTTCAATCTCAACATTAAAAGCTTTTGCTATAAATTTATAAGTACCTATATCTGAAGATATTATTTGTTTTTTTAATTGTATTATTTGATTATCTGTATTATTAATCTCTTGAGCTAAACTAGTATTTATAGCATTAAGTTTTTCGACATTTGATTCTAGGTTTGATATATTACTTTGCATTGTCACTAATGTTTGATTCTTTAATTCTAATGACTTCTTATCTACAACCGTATCCTGTTTATCTGTCCCAAATAATCCTCCAGATTTTGTTACTGTTGTAGTTGTAGACTGATCTAAAGCTTTTGTTAAATTATTTTCTTGACTTTTACGAGTTTCTATAAGTATTTTAATTCTGTCATTGTTCGAGGTAATTTGAGAATTTAAAGTATTTTTTTTATTTTCTAGTAGATTTATCTCTGATTCCGCAGCATCTATGTTTGATTTTGTTGCATAAAAGGCTTGAGAAAGAAAACCAAATATACCTAAGCTGGTAATACCCATCAATATAATAACTGCGCTAATAAGATATATTTTAAGTAATTTATTAATTTTCTCCCAATATCGATATAAGAAACTTGTAGCCATAATTTTGCCAAATTCAAGGCTGCTGGCCATTATTATAGATGACCAAAAACTACCAGAGAATAAGAGTCCTATCCCTTTAACTGAAAAAAATCCACCACAAAATGCTACAAATAATGCGCTTAATCCAAGTAGATAATTAAACATACAAAAATGAAATAGATTTAAATTCGTTATCTGTAAAATTATATAATTTTCCGTTTTGTGGTTCAAAATAAGTAATTAACATACCATTATTACCTTCATTAAGATAAATTATATTGCCTGCGTGTGGTCCACTCGTACCATTTTCTGCTCTACTTTCTGCAATGTAGTGAACAATGCCTACTGCAATTGATTCTGCGCCACTTTCTATATGATTAAAATAATATCCATTAGTAAAAACCTTAAAAGCATCTGAAAAATTATCACAATCCCATTTATGATACCATTTGCCTAGATTAAGAGAAGCAAGCCATTTCCTAAAGTTTGGATATAATTCATTTATTACTAAATCTTTTGTTGGGCAATAATAAGAAACATCTCCTGCTACTGCATTTCTAGGAGGTGGTAGATTCTTGTTTTTCCAAGGTTCTAGTAGTCTTTGAGGTTGTATTACCATATTACTTTTATTTACACTTCTTATATATATAAAGAGTTTATAATAAAAAATAGCCTCCCGTATTTTTTAACCTTAAGAGATATATATTCTAATAAATTTTAATAGATTTTAAAAAAGGGGGTATATAAGGATAGATATAACTATAAGATAAGATATAAGTATATTATTGTATAAATAGGTATATATAGGTAAATAGTATTAATTATAGGGGAGATTGATATTAGTACCCCCTCGTCAGATTTTCATTTTGCGTTCTTCTGATTTTTTCAAAAATGGGGTGGTCATATGCAAATATAACAGGGGTAGGGTAGCTTCAGAGTCCTAAGTCGTTGACTATCAATGAAATTTAACTGAAGAAAATCCCTTGCATAATCCCTAAAGTGTGATAGATTAAGAGTATGAAAGTTAAAGCAAACATCAAGTTCGACCTGAACGAAACCATCCGCAGACTCAACGCTATCGCAGAAGGCTACAAAGCCTCGGCTCAACGCCTCGAAAACATCGTGGCAGAAGCCCAAGCGAAGAAGGACGAAGCCCACCAGAAGTATATGGGGAACAAATAATGAATCCTATGGAAATCATCTTTGCCCTTACTATCGGCTGTCTTATACTTGGCGTTATCGCTATGGCTACGGCGAAAAATTAACCCTTGACGAAAACCAAACCAGAAAGCAATATAGACCAAATGAAAAACCAAATCACAATCACAACTCAACCCTTCGGCAACACCACCGCTTTTCTTTTAGAAGGCGACAAAAAGCACATTCGCACTTTTCATAATGCGATGTATAACTATGCGGCAACCAATGGCAAATTACATGATCTAGGCAACGGCAAAGCGTTCTACTTTTACGCACAGCCCGAAGCCGTGTTGCAAGCGATGACCAAAGTTGCTCTCTATGCTCTATGCAATAAGATCAAAGCAAAGGGTTTGAAGGGTGGCTTGCTATCCCTTGCAAAGCAAAAGGCCCAAGATAAGTTCGATAGCTTTAAGGAAGGACGCTTCCTTCGCACTAGCATCAGCACAGATGTCTTTAACCTTGGAAGCATCACCGCAGAGAAGCCCTCTGACTACTGTGGGGCGATCAGTGCAGGGAGAGACTAATGACCGCTGAGATTCTTGTTATAGCTTTAACCATCCTTGGCGAAGCACGAGGCGAAGGCTTTGAGGGAATGGCGGGTGTTGCGTCTGTCATTCAGACACGAGCCATTGAACGGAAGCAAACGCCCACGCAAGTCTGCCTTGCACCAAAGCAATTCAGCTTCTGGAATGGTGGAGTGAGTGAGGCGAAGAAGCAGGAGCTTCTAAAGAACCCGCAAGCACACAACGCCATTCGTCTTGCTAAACTTGTAGCAGAGAAACGAATGCCCGATGTTGTGAAGGGTGCAAATCACTATCATACTTTCCAAGTATCGCCCAAATGGTCAAAGGGTGAGGAGGTTGTTGCGACAATTCGCAATCACAAGTTTTATCGTTTGTGAATCTGTAAGTCTCTAAGCATCAACGACTTACGCGGGGCGGGAGGCAGTCTCTGCAAGTGCTTGATAATCAACATGTTATATCCAAATAAATTGGGCACAACATTTTAATGTTATGCTCTCCAGTTCGATCTTGCGACAAAACCTGATGGAAGCGAAAAGATCACGAATGATCTTTGACTAAAACCTGATGGAACGCATAAAACCTAAGTTCTTAACCATCAAGGACTTGCATAACCCGCCTCCCTTGCGTTGTAAGTCATTATCAATCAACGAAATTTAAATGTAAAAATATCTTGCGAAAATAAAAATTTATGATAGATTAAAGGTAGAAAGAAGAAAGAAATGAAAACAAAAACCAAAATCAAATTCGACATCAACGAAACCATCAAACGCCTAGAAGAAATTTCTAAAGGCTATCAAGAATCCGCAAAGCGGATGGAAAAAATCATCGTGAAACTCGATGAAATCGAAACCCTCAAAAAAGGATAAAACAATGAACCTAGAACAATTCGAACAACTACTGAAAAACCACGATTGGACTTATGCTATGAGCGATGACTCACGCTACTACCGCAGAGGTCAACAACAATGGTTTGAGATTCGTGACGCTATCGAAAAGAATGGCGAAGAGTTTCAGAAACTCTATGACCAATACAACGCCAAATTTGGTGTTTGACAAAATCAACAAAAGGAGATAGCCTAAACCTATGAATAAAACCATCAACAACGAAGAAGTGATTGAGTTGGCTAGTCGTCTGGTCAATATCATCAAAGAGCTAAACGATAACCGCTTCAGCAAAACCGCTGGAGTTTATCTCAACGAATTGAGCAACCTACTCAACACAAGGAGTATCTAATATGATGGCAAGAGCTATCCTCATTGACCCATTCACCGAAACCGTGTCACAGGTGACGCTTGCTGACACTAAATTCCAAACCCTTCGCAACATCATCGATTGCGAGATCATCACAATGACAGGTTTAGCTGATGGTGTGGATATGATCCTAGACGATGAAGGACTCTTGAAAGATTCAAACTCTCAAGCCTACTTCAAGTTTGGGATTGGCTCACAGCCTTTCGCTGGTAAAGCTTTGATTGTTGGCACAAACGAAGAAGGCGAAACCGTTTCGCTTCCAGAAAATGTCACAACCGAAAAAGTTTTCGAGCGTATCATCTTTTTTAAGCCTTCAAAAAAATATCTCGATGAATCTTTAGAGATCAAAGTTATGCCATTCTAAAGGCAGTCTTCGTAAGTTGTTGAATATCAATGACTTACGCAAGACGGGTCCCTTGCGTTGTAACTCGTTGATGGTCAATGAAATTTAAATGAAGATTTTTCTTGCAAAAATTGAAAAATATGATAGATTATATGTAGAAAGAAAAAAGAAAGTGAAAGAAAGTAAGAAAGGTAATAAATAAAATGAGTCATAGAATGATAAATTGGAACTATCAGCGAAAGCTGATGCGTGAAACGATGCGTAAGGCATCAAGCGAAGTAGATGCTTCTAAAGTCTACCCAAAAACCGAAACCTTCTTCGGTGATGTTTACTTATACGAAGGAGTTTTAGTCAAACTCGTTTACAAAACAACGGCAGAAACTGCTGTTGCTGAAATCCTCGAAGGTGAGGATAAGGGTAAGACTACAACGATCTACCTTAACAAAGCAGAATTCGTAAAGAAAGAGAATAAATAAAATGAATAAAGATAATAAAAAACAACTAACTTCCCAAGAGTGGGAACTTCAGCGTTGGGAAAATAACAATAAGAAGTGGGCTAGACTCAAAAAGAGTTGGGCTGATTGGAAAAAGAACAATCCAGAAAAAGCTAAAGCTCACGCCTTACTAAAGGCAAAACTTAATGGAAAGAAGTCCTAAGTCGTTGATAATCAACGCAAAATAAAAGTTGACAAAATCAGAAAGTGTGATAGATTAAAGGTATGACAAAGAAAGAACAAATGAAAGCAAACAGAGAGAAACTACAAGCCATCCGTGCAGAGAACGCACGAAAAGAAGCGGAAGCCATTGAGACTTTTCGCTCACTCAACATTCAAGCGGGAGACTTCATCCAAGTTTCCTACAAATCGTTTTGGAGAATCGGTGGAGAAACTACCGAAACCGAAATCTGGTATGCTGATGCTACCGAAAACGATCATTACCCAAACCTTCCTTTCCTCAAAAAGGTAATGTTTTGGAACTTGTCTGGTGGATACAATCTCCTCACCAGCGTTGGAAAATACTTCGACATTCAAAAAGTCGAAGCAACTTCCGAACTCTTGGAGAGAGTTGAAACTAGCAAAGGAATCTCTGCTGGAATCCACGAAGCATATAACAGCGGTGGACAATACAAAGGAGACTAATATGGTAACCGAATATCAAAAAAGAATGAATGAAGCACAAAACAAAGGATGGGCAAAAGGTTGCCTTTCCGCTGCGATTATCAAACTGGAATGTTTGGAATCGGGAACACAATACCGATATGAAAAAGAAACGATCAAAGGTGCGTTACAACTTTTGAAAGAAGCTATGGAAAGTTTAAGCAAATGAAAAAAATCCTTTTCAAAATAAATAAAAAAACTTATAGACTCGCAGTTTCTCACGGCGAGAGAAAAAACTTTTTAAGGGAAAAATTTTTTTACTATGTTTCTGCGAGTTGCTTGCATCTAAAAGACCTCTTATAAGTCTTTCAGCATCAACTACTTAGGACGCAAGGGAGCCCCCGCGCGCAAACCCTTGACTATCAACGACTTATAAAAGCTTGACAAAAATAAAAAATCTGATATCCTCTTTTTATGCAAAACAAAATAAGAATCTTTGCCGAACCTTTTGGCCCTAACCTCGCCTATTTAATTGAGGCAGATTTCGCGTCTGCTGAAAGATTCTACAATGCAATTTACAATTTCGGCGGAACCAATTACAAATTACAAGATCGTGGAAGCGGAAAAGCATTTTACTTTTATGCCGAACCAGCAAAGTTTCGCAGGGCTTTATCTCTCGCACTCGCCACGAATCTCGAATCATCTTTTGCTCAAGGTGATTGGAACTCTCACGCAGAAGCGTTGGCAGACCAAATAATTTCAGAAATAAAACCAGCAACTTTTGTAAGGCGTTGTCATTCAATGGAATATTCTTGCAGAAAATCTTTGACAGAATCGTAATCTGTGATACATTACCTATATGAACCAAAACGACATATCCTACCTAGCCTCGATTAACTGCACCGAAGCCTTTGCTGATGCGGAAGCATTCTTCGATTACATCAACTCCGCTGATGCCATCAACGAGATGCTCGACAAGATGGCTCCCTCTTACGATGAGAGGGATACCGAGGTCACCAACTTCTTTGGCGTGAAGGCTGTTCCTTTTCGCCTCACCTGTCAGAATGGAATGGAGGTCAAATAACATGGACTATAAATTCGAACTGCAAAAGTGGATGAGTGAGCATATGCTGACTCCGCTGGATGTGCGCGACATCCTAAGTGAAATTCGTAAGGATCGCGAAAACGAGCGCGTCCTCGCATCTTCTCAATCTAACCTCTCTGATGTGGACGAATCGATGGATGGCGACTTCGATTCTGCTATGGCCTCTGCTGGTCATGGAACCGATGAAGACTATGGTGGCGGATGCTACCAGATGGAAGACTTCGGTTGGGCTGGTGATCCAGAAATCTGTGGAGAATAATTATGGAAAAATATATACTCGCAATCGCGGGGCTTGGAATTTTTTTCCTCTCTCTCGCCTCATTAGAAACCATTATCAACTTTGCTGTATGGCTTTGGGAGCGTAAGCGTAAGTAGTTAACTATCAACAACTTACGGCGGCGGGGAGGGCACCCTCGTAAGTCTTTGATAATCAGAAGCTTACATCGAAGCTCGCCAACCCTCAAAAAATTCGTCTATCTCTCTTTCTTTTTGCAGAAAAGTTTTTCCAGCATCGAGTGGAGGATTATCGTTGTCGCTCCACGGATAGAAAGATTCTAGATTTTCGTTTAATAGTTTTTCGATGTTCATTTTGAGATTATAAATGTTAAAATTAGTCCACAGGTTATAATTGCAATAAATGTTTCCATTGGGACATCTTAGTGCTTTTTGTAGTTAATTGCAAACTCATTTTTATGCCAGCATGCACGGCACGAACCGCACTTGTTTCCTTGTTTAGAGGATGGGCAATTAAACTCTCCCTTGTTGCTCGCACCGCTAACGCAAAGACCAAGGCGTTCTGCTAACCCAACGGGTGCGGGGCCGTTCATCATAAGAGCAGATAAACGAATAGTAAGATTGAAAGGAACTTCACCGCCCTTTGCTATATACTCTGAAACGAAAGAATATTCCCGAGTAGGCAACCAAAAAGAAATATGCGGAAGATTCTTTGCAACTTTGACAATCTTCTCAAGATGCCAAATGCCTTGCAAATCTCCCGAATCGTGCCAACGAAAGTGAGGGTTGTTTGCTTTACCAATAAGGTAAGTCATCGCATCCACCCAAAGATCGTGGGTAAGAGAAGCGAAACGCTTTTCCATCGCCGCTTGAACATTAGGGAAAACATACCGCCCTTTAAGAGCATAGCAGAAAGCACAAATGCTTCCAGCAACTTGACGCATTTTTTGCCCGATGATACAACGCTTTGCTGGCGTTGAATAAGCATAACCTGGCATCTTCGAAGGTTTAGATAGTGTGCCGACAATAGCTTCGGCTTGCTTTTTGTTTTTGAACATAAAAATACTTTATCAGTTTTTTTTCTTGTGACAAGTTTTTTTTGTAGTTAAATCTCGTTGAGTATCAATGACTTACAACTGCAGGGAGGTCGCTTGCCTAAGTTGTTGAAACTTAAGCAGTTATAGTTTCTTCTTCTGGAATCTCTTCACTTTCTTTTTTGCCAAGAAAAGCGTCAAATCTTTTTTGGGCTTTGCTAGAAGCTGATATGATAAAATTCATATCCTTCTTTAATACTTGGAGCCAACTCGAAAGATAGCTCGCAGAATTGTTAAAACATTTTTCAGAATCAATCCCGCAGAAGTTAAGACAAAGACTCGCAAAAATCTCTGCGGTCAATTCTTCTTTGCTATAATTCTCTGAACCAAATCCATTTTTGATATCATCATTGGTTGCCTTGTGCATAGCGTGACCGATCTCGTGAAACGCCGTGGAATAATACTCCTCAACGCTGTTAAAGTTTTCTTTCTCGGGCAGATCAATCTTATGCTCCTGCGGATAATAACAGGCACGGCTTCCACCATACTTGATCTTGATGATGCACTTATTGATCAACTTTTCTGCTTCTTCTACTGGAGAAAATTCCAGCTTCTTAACTTCGGGCTGTTTCCACTTTAGCCCCTCGACATCGCTCAAACCAAAGACTCTGTAATAACGCATCATCGGAAAGCTTTTGGTTTCATTGTCTTTTTCAGACTTCAATAGTTTGTAATAAACTACCATATGAGACTTGGCACCAGTTTTGATCTTTCCACCAAGTTCTTTGATCTGGTTAAAGGTAAAGAAAAAATCATCCGATGAAAACATCCGAAGCAAAAACTGATTGATGCCACGATAATTCTTTTTGGAAACGCCGTTACAGAGGTCAAAAACTTTCCAAGGTTTCTGCCAAGGGCAAACGCCTTTGTTGAGGGCTTCGATGAATTTTTCTGTGATGATTTCATTTACTTTCATACGATAAATATATCAGAATTTTTCTTTTTGTCTACAAAAGAATCTCATTGTATATTAAAGACTTACAGAGCAAGGGAGGTTCCATTTATAAATCATTAATAATCAATGAAATAAAATTGTTGACTATATAGATAAATATGATAATCTATAAAAAGAAAAGAGGTAATAAAATGATGCATGATATATTCGATGACCAAAAAACATTAGACCTGTGGGCGAAAAAAATGCTGGATGATCAAGCTATAGAGCGAGCCTTAGAAACTCAAGCAGAACTTGATGCTGACCAAGTTATTAATAATCAATAACTTATAACAGAAGGGACCCCGCTTCTGTAAGTGCTTGATAGTAAAAGACTTAGGGCTAAACGGATTCGAACCGATACACCCTCATTGAAAGCGAGGAGTCCTAACCATTAGACGATAGCCCCAATATGTAGTATTATTATATTAGGTATTTAGCTATTTAGCAATTATTATTTGCTATTTTGTGTAATCTACTTTAGAATTTAGAGATGAAACAAAAAGCCAGTGGTATATTAGAGAACTCTGCATTATATAAAGAATTTCTCCGTGAGCGCGAGGAGATATTAAAACACAAATGGATTGAAAGTGAAAAAGCTGGTAAGGATGTTGGTTTTGAGTGGGCTTTGCTTGATTGGAACTTCCACCACAGAATTAATTGGAAGCAAAATAAATAATGGGCAGAAGTGGATTCGAACCACTGAAGGCGTAAGCCAAGAGATTTACAGTCTCCCCCGTTTGGCCACTTCGGTATCTGCCCAAAAATTTAGTTCTTCCGCTCTCCTTGATTAGATGTTCTAGAAACATCAGAGAAATATACCCACCTTTAAAGTGCCTCAGACTCTGGGCGTTGGGGCTTCAAGCGCTATTTATCCGATAGCTCGTCTGTGGTTAGTCTGACCACGCTTGCGGAAAGAACTATAATTATCTTAACATAATTTTGTTTTAGTGCAATAAAAAAGGCGAGATTTTTTAGGTCTCGCCCTTTCTATAAATAATCTCTCTGTTATTAAACTGGCGAGAGACCTCCAGAAATCCGATCATAACGGAACTGGCGATGGCCGAATCCGTCACGACCAGAGAAGCACCAAGAAATGAAAAGTTTGTTTCCAGCCTTGGAGACATAATGGGTAGTAGGAACGCCAACGATGTAAGTATAAGTCTCGGTTCCATTGTAAGGCTTATAGTTGATGATATACCGCTGTCCTAAAATAAAATAGAACAGACCCTTAATCATCTCCCACAGGGTGATGTTGTTTTGTTTCTTCATTTAATAATCATACCATAATTTGTTTTCTCTGCAAGAAAAGAATCTCGTTGTCCATCAACAACTTACGCAGCGAAAGTCCCCGCCGATGTAACTACTTGATAATCAAAGACTTACAAAAGCTAAATTATTCTTCTGATTCTTTCCAATTGGGATGCGCTTTAGCCCACTTAACGAAAACAACTTCCAGTTCTGCCAAGTACTTATCTATTTGTGAAATTAGTTTAGGATCCTCATCTTTGAGAACTCTCTTCTCTAAAATTTTACTGATCCTATTTTCATGTTTCATATATATGATTTTACAGTGCTATGAGAAATATTTCAATTATTATTTTCTATTTGAATGATTTTTAGGAAAAATTATTTTAAATGTGTAATTAATATTTTCGCTAGCTCTATCATTACTCCCCAAGATATACTCCCACAAATCATAATAAGAAAAATCCACCAAAAATTTCTTTCATACCATCTCACATAAAGACTTTACATAAGAAAAAATCTTTTGGGAAAAATTCTCGCTTTCAGCAGGGATCGAACCTGCAACCTACGGATTAGAAATCCGTTGCTCTATCCAATTGAGCTATGAAAGCGATGGTCGCCTAGGTCAGACTCGAACTGACACTATAACGATTTTAAGTCGTTTGCCTCTGCCATTGGGCTACTAGGCGGATTGTTTTAGCTGTCGTTATCTAACTTTTCAGCCGAAACTTGTCCGAGAGAATAAGTATGTTCTACTTGTTCTGTGCGAACAAAGAAATCCGTAGGAATCTTGCTGATCGTATTCTTCACACGATTCAATACAACTTCTTTTAGTCCACCTTTAGAGCCACGAAACTTTTTGCCAAGTTTATCGCTCATACTATTCATAACATACTTAAACATACAACGCTCTAACTTTTCCATAGTAATCCAGAAATAAGCGAAATCCCTAGACATCCATTTGAGTTTTCCATTTGTTCCACCCCAATTATAGACTCTGTTGTGAAATTGCTCGATACGATCTTTGGAACCTTTAATTCCAATAACCCAATGAGCCCCAAGGTTTTGTTTATATAATTTGATATGTTTCATTGTTTTTAGTTTAACAGGTTTTGTTTTTTTGTCAAGGGTTTTTGTAAACTTTTTTTGGATCGCGTAGGACTCGAACCTACAACCAATTGGTTAAAAGCCAACTGCTCTACCATTGAGCTAGCGATCCGAAAGTCTTGGGCCTGATAGGATTTGAACCTATAACCAAAGGATTATGAGTCCTCTGCTCTAACCGTTGAGCTACAAGCCCAATAAATTAAGCCGCTGAAATCTCCGTTGGAAATTCGCTAGGCTCTGGAACGAGCTTGAACGCCACATTAAAAGCCTTGCTAATTCTATAAAGATCCTGCAAGCTGTATGTGTTCTGTTTGGTTGCTTCACGGATTCGAGCATCCATAATGTAAGCCCTACGCTCACCAAAGATCACTCTGGTATAGTAAGGAGTCCACTTGGGAGCTTCCCAGTTTGAGGTGTTGTTGTTTGTCATAGGTTTAATATACAATAGTTTCTTAAATAGTCAATAAAAATAATTGGTTGAATATCAAAGGTTTAGATATAATAAGATTGGTACGAGGGGAAGGATTCGAACCTTCATTTTGCCCCAATCTAGAGCGACTACCTTATAAGGGTAGGGTCTTAACCAGTTAGACGACCCTCGCAACGCCAGCTCCGTAGCTAGT